ACTATTACTTCTAGAGCTAATAGTAACGTATCATCTGATTCACTATCTCTTAACCAAACCTCAATACGTTTTTGCGTCATTCGCGGTATGTGATAAGTATAAATTAATAAATATAAAAAGAAAGAAAGGATCCAGATAATAGCAAATGTTGTATCGTTCATGAGAGTTTTATTCTAATCCATTCTTTAATTGCTTTTTGACCGTAACCTTTTCGAACCATACACCCTTCAATATACAAAGCCTTAGACAATTTATTTTTTAGAAAGGTTGGTACTGAATCTTCATAATTTTTTAAACATTGGTTGAAATCGGTTAAAGTTTTTGGTACGTCTAAAGGTTCCGGTAATAATTCTTCTTTTACAGTTTCGACTATTTCTTCAGCTGAAGGTACTTCTAAATTTTGAAGGAATTTTAATACATCTCCTAATACATCTGCTAACTCATCTACAGAATGATAAAGACTTGCTAAAACTACAGGTTTTGGAATATTTAGATCTACTGTCGGTATTGGTTCAGCTAGTGCTATTAATTTAGATAAAGCGTCTGCTCTTTTATCAAAGCGTGATGCTAATAACCATAATCCTCCAATCATAATAGGTTGAAGAATAGGTATAGCAATTTGCATGATTCTGGTAAAGTCTACATTCTCCATTAACTTTTCAAAATCTTTAGTCGATTCTGGAAGTTTCATATTTTATAACCAGTTAGCATACATGAGATAGATCCATTATTAGCGGATTGAGTGCCTAAAACTTTAACGGTTGAATTAGGAGGAATAACAAACTCAAACATTTTAGGTTGCATTATAGCACCAACAACACCAACATCCCCAATCACTGACTTTTCAACAAAAAGACCGACACCATCTACTTGTATTGTATATGATAAAGTTTCAGAAGTTCCCATACCGCTCCAGTCTAAACCTATCATTATTCTAGTTAAAAAGTAGTCAGAAGGATTAGTATAGTTGAGTAGGGTGACAGGGGAAGCAGTTAAACTTTTAGATCCACTCCAACCGTAAATGTAACCTTCCTTAACTCTTAATACTGATTCACTGGGTGCTAAAGTCATGCATCATACACTCGGCCTTTTAAGACAGCAGACACGTTTCTAGTTGTTGAACCTGAATTATTGATAATTCTCCAAACCACATGTGTTAATGGTGGAATAATAAAATCAACGTGAGTTATTGGATAGTAATCACCAGCGGGGGAATTAAGAGAATCCATAACCTCGATACCATTCATAAGTAAATTCCATTCTATACTATCTCCAGAAAACTCTCCCCATAACACATCAAGGCGAGCTTTAATGTAACTTTTAGCTGGTGATTGAAAATCTAAAAACGTTTGAAAGGCAGCACTTGTTTCCACTACTCCACTGTATGCATATGCATGTTCTCCTATTATGGAAAGTCCTTTGTTAGGACCAAGAAAGGTAGCTATTTGCTTTTTAGGCATTATTCAAAATACAAAGTTACACTACCGGATGAAGCGGATGCACTTCCTCCAGCGGCAAATTGAATTGCTATTTGTAGATCTATATTATTTACACCAGATAAACCAAACGCAACGGGAACTGAATTATAACCAACAGCTGCTGCTGCATCTGCTGTATCTCCAGCTATTCCCATAATGGTGAAGTTTTGTTCGGACATATTAGATCCTAATAGCCTGCAAACGACCTGATAGCCTTTTGCGTTTGTGGTATCAAAGGCACAGTCTACTCTAGATATTCTACTAGATCCTTGCGGAACCTGAATATTCCCTAACGAAGAACTTAACATATTATCCGTAAGCGAAAAATAGGCCTTATCCACGGGTGTGCTGTCGAAAGTGCGTGTTATTGTTGTTGCTGACATTTTGTTTTATTTTAGAGCCTGAAAAAAAGGCGACTCCCTCCTAATTTTAGATTCGGCCACTGTTTTCTAGCGAATGCACCTAATGCGGCGATTCCTCCAGCGGTCACTAATGTTTTACGTCCCTCATTTGAAGCAATCATATTAATTGCGTTAGATGATAGAGTTTGGAATGCCTGACCTAGTTGACCATCGGTTACATCTTTAATAACTCCATCTTGAATTTTACCACTTGGGGTAGTTGTTCCTGTATTTAGGTAATTTGCTATTGTCAATCCAGATGCCATACCTGTAACACTTGGGTGAGGGATTCCTTTTTTCATTCTATTGCTCCTTTTGTTAGTGTATGCCCGTCTGGCGGTTTTACGAACGCCACCTTTCTTTGTAGATCGTCTTCTAGATGTGGACGCATCATAAGACTTCTTTGAAATAAGCTTACCATCTCGGAAATACATGAAACGACCTTTCTTGTTTTTCTTCCGATAAACTCCGACAGGCATAAACAAATAATGTTTAATTGATTATATAACTCTTTTCCCTTTCGGTTTATTTTATATAACAATAACTAATATAAGAATATGGACGCATCTAATAAAGAATTAGTAAAGCCAGACATTTCTTCACCATTGAAGAAGCGTGATTCATACCTTACAGTTAAGGATGATGATATGACCCTAGTTACTGTAGATCTAGCAGAAGATTGTAAGATTGATACAGACAAGGGTATAAAAGACGGGGTAAGGGTAACGTGTCGTTTAGTGGACTTCAATAAAGAAAGAGATCCATGTTACATAGCACAACAGGAACCTAAAACAAAAGAGTCCTATTCTACATCCTCCTTTTATCTATTGAAGGATTTTAAGACAGCATCACATTGGCCTAAAGAAGGGATATACTACTGGGTATGGAAAGCAAGTGACGGTTTAAGGTGGGAAGAAGCATGAAACGATCTGTTACAGAAGCTAAAAAAATTATTTGGTTAAGACTACAGGCTTATGTCGGAGATGATGAGTTATGGCATGAGATGACCTTTGATGATGATTTGCATCCTAGTTCAGTAGAAAAAGCACGCCATTCTATATTTGAACAGTTAGAAAGGAAACTGTAATGCTACATTGTGATAAGTGTCATACGAATCAATACGGCAAAGTAATATTTGAATGTTGGAAATGTGAAATAACATCTATACTTTTACGAATTGAGGAGAAGCTATGAAAGCACTTTGTACTTGTTATAATATGAACTGGGGTCGTATATCAGCAACATGCTCTAACTGTGGCCGTAAGATAAACGGAGGAGTGTAGGGGTATGAGTGGGTTGGAAGTGCGTTTGGAGTGCGTTAAAATGCGTTCAAAGTGCGTATTTGGTGCGTTTCCATGCGTTACTTCTGCAAACCCATGCCGATGTCTGGCTTAATGTTTGGTTTTGATTCTGCTTTTGCCAAAATTGGCATAAGTTTAGATCCTAACATTTGAACGTACCACGGTTGGTCTGAAAGTTCATTAGCAATATCATGCATCATTTTCATTTTAGATCCTTCTTCACCTTCTTTCATGTCTTTAGCTACATTTCCCATTGCACCAGAAAAAAACTTTTGTAAATTTTTTCTAGCTAACGGTAACATATATTCTTCAAAATCTACTAATGTTTGTTCTCTTATTCTTTTTACTATTACTTCTAGAGCTAATAGTAACGTATCATCTGATTCACTATCTCTTAACCAAACCTCAATACGTTTTTGCGTCATTCGCGGTATGTGATAAGTATAAATTAATAAATATAAAAAGAAAGAAAGGATCCAGATAATAGCA